CGAGATCATTGCACGGTACGGCATCAATCACCCGTTTGTGCGCTCGTCGATCTTTGCGGAATTTTCCGACGAGGGCGGCACCGGCCAGGTGATGACGCTTACCCAGGTGCAGGCCAACCTGCGCAACCCGCCGGCGCCCAAGGTGGGCGAGCGTTGCACCTGGCTGGACTTCGCGGCCGGCGGTGACGAAAACACAATCACCCTCCGCGAAGGCAACCGGATCCGCATTGTCCGCGCCTGGCGCGAGACTAACACCATGGTGGCCTGCGGTGAATTCATCAGCGAATTCCGCAAGCTGAACCTCCGTCCCCAGGACATCACCGCGGACGAGGGCGGCCTGGGCAAAGTCATGCTCGACCGCCTGGCCGAGCTGGGCTGGCCCGTCAATCGGTTCAACTCGAACGAGCCGGCCAACGACAAACGCGCCTACTTCAACCGCGCCGCCGAGATCTGGGACCAAGGCGCCCAGGCGATCGACCGCCGGCAGTTCATCCTGCCGGACGATCCCGTGCTCCTCGAGCAGCTGACCGGCCGCCTGTGGAAGCGATTTAGCGACGGCCGCCTGCAGCTCGAATCCAAAGAAGAGATGAAAAAACGCGGGCTGAATTCGCCCGACCGCGCCGAAGGTGTCGTGGGATGCATGCAGGACGTGCGCAGCTACATGCCGCAGGACTACACGCGCGAGGATCCGTTTCAACTGCTCGACAACCTGCAGCAGATGCAGGACCGCGCCCTTTACGCCGGCTTCAACGCGGGCGGCTGACCATGTCCCAAAAAACCGCCACCCTCGTCCGCAAAGACCTCACCGCCCGGAAATCCGGCTGGGAGGACAAGCAGCGCATTTGGTACGAGATGCGCCACGAGGGTCTGCGGCGGCAGTCGAAGCCATTCCCGTCCGCGGCCGATCTGCACTTCCCGATGGCAGACGGCATGATCGACAAATTAAAGCCGTTCTTTTTCGCGCAGGTGTTCGGCAACGAGCACGTGGCCACGTTCATTGCCGAAAAGCCCCAGGCGAAGGAGCTCAGCCGCGCCGCGGCCGCCGCCTTCGACTACCACCTGAAGGAAGAAACCAACTTCTTTGAGGAGATCCTCTCCAATATCGACAACATGGAGATGTCCGGCGGGGCGCCGATCAAGACCCGCTGGTGCATGCGCAAGGAGCGCCTGGAATTCGACGCCATTGACCCGCTGTTTATCATCGTCCCGAAGGGTACGACGGACTACCAGACGGCCGACCGCCTCACCCATGTGCGCCAGTACACGGTCGACGCGTACAAGCGCCTGGGCGAACCCTACACGACCGACGAGGAGACGATCCGCAAGATCCGCGGCAAGGGTGTCCAGGAGGCAGACCAGTCCAGCAAGCAGGACGAGAAATCGTCCCGCGAAGGGATCACCTTTGGCGAGGATGATGATCAGATTGTCCTCTGGGAAGTGTATCTCCGCCAGGAGGACAACTCGATCCGCGTGGAGACCTTTGCCCCGGCCTCACCCGAAACGCCGATCCGGCCGCCCTTCACCCTGGCCGATCCGTATCTGGACATTCCCGTTTTCTTTTTCCCGCTCGAGATAAAGGACAAGGGCGTTTACGCGTCCCGCGGGATCCCGGAGCGCATCGCGCCGCACGAGGTTTACGCCACCCGACTCTGGAACGAAAAGGCCGACGCCATGACGTTCCTCAATCGGCCGCTGTTCACCCACGACGGCCAGGCCATCAATCTCCAGAACGTCAAACTGACGCCTGGCCAGATCGTGCCGAATAACCTGCGCGCCGTGCAGATGGGCCAGGTGCCGTTTGACTTCGACCAGGAGCTGAACTCCACCCGCATGATCGCGGAGTATCAAATCGGGATGCCCGACTTTGGCACCGGCCAAGCGCTCAACACGAAGGAGCGCAAGACCGCCACGGAGGTGTCGGCCATCACGAACCTGATGAGCCAATCGACGGACCTCGCGCGTGGATCTTCCGGCGATCGCTGGCGAAGCTGTACCGGCAGGCCTGGAAACTCCTCAGCCACTTTGCGAAGGACAAGCTGGCCACCTACTACGCCGAGAACGACGTGGTCCAGGTGGATCCGGCCGCGCTTGAGCAGGCTTACCGCGTGTTTCCCTCCGGCACGGCCGACGGCTGGAACAAGGCCGCTCGCATGGCCCGGGCCCAGCAGCGCCTGCAGATGTACCGCGGAGATCCGTCGATCAATCAGCCGGCCCTCACGCGTCACGCGCTCGAGGAAGACGATCCGCGCTTGGTGAAGGAACTCTGGACCGATCCGCAGACGACGCAGGCCGACCAGCAGGAAGACCAGGCTGACGAAATTTCCGTCCTTCTCGTAGGCTTCCCGGCCCGCGTGAAGCCGGTGGACGATCACGCCGTGCACCTGCAGACCCTGGGCGCCTACGTCACGGCGCAGCAAATGATGGGACGGCCGATCGATCCCGTAGGCGGCAAGAAAATCGTGGAGCACGCCAGCGCCCACATGGAGCAACTCATGCAGGCCAAGGGCCGCAAGAAGGAGGCCCAGCAATTGGCCGCCGAACTCCAGCCACTCCTGGCCCCGCTCGCCCAGGCCGCGCAGGCCTTCGAGCAGCAGATGCAGGCCCGCCAGCAACAGCAGCAGATGGCCCAGCAGCAGGCCGGCCAGATGGCCCAAGGCGGCCCGCCGCCCCAGCAGCTGCCGTCTCAGCAGATGGGAGGCATCGCCGCATGAAGACGTTCCGCCTCCTGATCACCGCGCTGCAGCTGTGGATCGCCGTATGGACCTGGCGCCGCCAATGGGCGCGCCAAGTCTCGATGCCCTGGCCCATTTTCCCGGACCGGCCCCGGCATGAGATCTGGCAGGAAGACGACGCGGCCACGCTGCGCTTGTTCCTGACCGGCCCGACCGGATCCCGCCTGGTGCAGGCCCTGCAGCGCATGGAGTACGACACCGCCGTGTCGGCATCGCTCCACGCCCAGCCCCAAGGCCGGGACTACGCCGCCGGCTACGCGGCCGGCAGCCGCTGCATGGCGGCTTACATGATGACCCTTTCGGCCGCTCGGCCCGAAGCCGAGCAAACCGCGGACGACGCCCAGGGTGAGGCAGCGTTACGCGCACGATATGCACCCTGACTAGACCATGGAAACGACAGACAACTCCGCCGCCCAGGAAGCCGAACTGCGAGCCCTCGCAGTCCGCGCCGACGCGGGCGAGACCCTGGAACTCACACAGACCGCCGGCACCCAGGGCGCCGACGCGGCAGCGGACACGACGACCGAGGGCACAACCAACACGCAGCAGCAGACGGGCGCCGCTTTGGAGTCAGGCAAGAAGCCTGCCACCGACGCGACGCAGCAGCAAAAGCAACAGCCAAAAGACACGACCAAGGACGGACAGCAGCAGCCGCCGGCCAAGCCGGAATCCGAGTACCAGAAATTCCTCCGGGAAAAAGAGGCCCTGCAAAAAGAAAAGCAGCGGCTCGCGAACACCTGGCAGCAGGTGCAAGCCGAGAAGGAACGGATCCGCCAAGGCCAGCAGCGCCAGCAGCCGGCCAGGCCGGCCGCCCAGGCGCAGCCCGACGGCCCGCTGGCCAAGATCCCGACGGGAGAGCTCCACGACATTGCCGCGCAGTTTGAAAGCGAGGGCGACACCGTCCTGGCCAAAAAGGTGCGCGCGGAGATCAGCCGCCGGAACACAGCCGAACAGCAGCCGCCACCCGCCCAGCAGCAGACCCAGGCCGCTCCCCAGATCGACCAGGAAACCTTCCTGACCGAATGGAACGGCCACCTGCGCCAGCTCGAGCAGGCCGAACCGGAGCTGACCAAGCCCGATTCGCCCCTCCGGGCCGAGGTGCAAGAGGTCCTGAAGAGTCATGTCTATTTCTCGGAGCGGCCCGATCGCATCCGGGAGGCCGTGCAATTCGCTAGCTTGCGGCTTGAAGCCAAAGCCGCGCCCGCACTGCGCCAGCGTGTATCGACGTTAGAAACCGAGCTTACAAAGCTGCGTAAGGCGACCGCCCCTGGCGGAGGCTCCACGGAATCCCGTGGCGCGCCAAAAGCGTTTGAGGATATGAGCGACTCCGAACGGACCGCGTATCTAAAAGCGCAGGCGGCAGCCCAGGACGCAGCCTAGTGGGCACACTAGGAACACAGCCACATGGCAACGACGACCTCAACCACACTCTCGAATCAATACCAAACGCACTTCTCCAAGAAGCTGCTGCAGCACGCCGTCCAGGAACTCCGGCTCAACGAGTTCGCAATGGAAGCCGAACTGCCCAAGAATCTTGGCAGTAAGGTGATTCAATGGTACCGGCCCGACGTAGGCGAGGCCAGCAATGTCCAGACGCTCACCGAAGGTACGCCGATTGCGACGTTCCGGGATGTGACCTACACCCCGGTCAGCGCGACTTTGGCCCAGTACGGCGAGGCCGCAAAGATCACGGACATCGTGAATATGACGGGCCTGTTTGACGCGCTTTCCCAGTCCATAGACACGATGGGCGAAGACTGCGCGCTGCATGCCGACGAAATCACGCGCAATGAACTGGTGCACCCTTCGACGGGTCTCACCAAGATGTACGCCCAGGGCCTGTTGACCTTCGCGGCGTTGATCGCTGCCACGGTTGCGCTGTCTAAACTGACCGGCGCCGACCTCCTGCGCGCGGCCACCAAGCTGCTGAAAAACAGAGCACCAAAAATCGACGGCGGCTACGTCGCGATCATTCCGCCGGATGTCTCGTTCGACATCAAGCGGGACGGGGATTTCCTCGACACCGCCAAATACTCGAACGCAAAAGCGCTGTACAAAAACGAAATTGGCACCCTCTGGGGTATCCGTTGTGTGGAGGCAACTAATCCGTTCATCGAAGACGAGACGGAGGGCACCTACGACGCCGACCTGACCGGCGGCGCCGGCAATACGCTAGGCTTGGTCTACTCCACGATTGTCACCGGCAAGGGCGCCTACGGCGTGCCGAAGCTGGCCGGCACGCAATCCCC